AGGCATATAAAGATTCACCTGATGAATTCTTTATACCTTTAACATATAAAGACTTCTTTAATTGGAAGGTCATGGGTTGGGTATTACCATCCTCAATAGCATGTGTTATACGTGAGGAGAAGGACGGAAAGATATCTGAAAAGATATATTCACAATCAGCCGCCGCCGACAACTATTTGACTAAACAAATGTCAGATAAAAAGAATACAGCTATATATACTATAGTTGATGATAAACAAGTACAAGTTTTATATCCTAAAGAGGGTAGACATAAAACTTATAAACAATTACCCAAAGGTGCTCCAGAAGATTTTGGATTTGACACATGGGATGAATTAACAGATGAGGAAATCGATGAACTATTCGGATAAAGAATCCATATATGATTACTTTGAGACAGCTATTAATGCTATTCCCAAGGATCATCCACATTATCATGAGATAAGACAATTATTAATTAAACAAGTAAACGACGACTTACATGATCATGAAGCCCACTCCTCAACAAATAGACGAGCAAGTTAATCTTGAACGTGATGCTATTAGACAAGGACTTAAAAGGTTACAAGATCAAACATTAAAATTAGAGAATCAGAATTATGCTTCAGCTACTATTTATGGTATTTCTTCTATTGACAGCCTTCTACCTGATGTAGCAGAGCAAATAGATAATACTGTATCAAGGATACATGAACGAGGTAATGGTGTCGCTTTTAAAGATATACATCAGTATTTGGCTGATATAGATTCACAATCAGCAGCCGCTATTGCATGTAAGATTACATTTGATAAAGTATTTGGCTTTAAAGAAGGAAGTAATCAAACAGTTAAAGTATGTGAAGCTATTGGTAAGGCTGTAGAAGATGAGTGTCAAATGAGATACTATGAGCATAACTTTCCAGGTCTTTTACATACATTAAAGAAAAACTATTGGCATAAATGTTCTGGCACAACACAAAGATTAACTAATATTAAATTAGGTATGAAGCGTTGTGGAGTACAAACATGGACGCCTTGGAAGAGTACTATTCGTATTAAGCTAGGTGGTTGGTTATTAGATTGTATAATGAAGGCTAGTAAATGGTTTCATAGAGTTCATATAAGACAAGGCAGAAAAAATGAGGTATATATTTTACCTACTGCTGAATTTATGGATATCAAGGATGAAGTTATTGCTAATGCTGAATTATTTAGTCCATTAGCTTGGCCTATGTTAATACCACCTAGAGATTGGTCTAATGAAGAATCAGGAGGATATATCTTAAATGAGGTAATGAACGGACATGATTTAGTTAGAAGAGGCAACCACTCGTCTATACAGGGAGAAATCCCACTAGCCTTTTTGAATAAGATTCAGAAGGTTGCATATACACTTAACAAATTTACAGTTATTGTTGCTGCTACTTTGATGAAGAGAGAGATATGTGTTGGTAAGTTTCTACCTATTGTTCACCATCCTTTACCACCTAAACCTGTTGATATAGCAGAAAATAAGGAAGCACGTGTATTATGGAATAGAGAATGTACTAAAGTATATAATAGACAAAAGGCTGAAATAGAAAAGTCATGTCGTACAAGGATGACTATGGATACAGTATTTAAGTTTATTGATAAAGATAGATTTTTCATTCCGTGGTCATTCGATTATAGAGGAAGAGCATATCCTATCCCTTCATTCTTAACACCTCAAGATACTGACTTTGGTAAAAGTTTAATCCGTAGTGCGGATGAATCTTATATAACTGAGTCAGGTAAAAAATGGTTAGCCTTTCAAGTAGCAACAACATTTGGTTTAGATAAAGAAACAATGGCTAATAGGCTGCTGTGGGCAGCTCACAATCACTCTTTAATCACCAGAGTAGCCACAGAACCAATAGATAATATTGGTGACTGGGAAGGAGCAGACGAGCCATGGCAATTTTTAGCTGCATGTGAGGAATATCATGCATGTGTTATTACAAAAACACGTACTACTACTGGACTATTTGTAGCCACAGATGCTACATGTAGCGGTCTACAGATCCTTGCAGGATTAGCAAGAGATAAAGAGACAGCACAACTCGTCAATGTGCTACCTTCTGAGAGACCACAAGACGCATATCAGGTTGTAGCGGATACTGCCAAACCTAATTGTCCTATGCACATACGAGAAGTAATGGATAGGAAGACGGTCAAGAGAACCGTCATGACAATACCCTACAATGCTAAACCATTCTCCAATAGATCATATATTCGTGATGCCCTATTGGAAAAAGGAATTGAGATCGACAAGGACGATCTAACCGTTACCGTAAAGGCTGTCAGGGACGCTATGCAAAAAGTTGTCCCTGGCCCTATGAAGGTAATGAAATGGATAGAAGATGAAGTTAGTAAAGCTATTAAACGTGGTGCTGAAAAATTAGAATGGGTTACACCTTCTGGGTTCATAGTGAACCAACGCATCATGAAGAAAAATATTATTAGATTAGATCTACAATTATTAGGTCGTTGTCAGATATCAGCCGCAACTGATGATACTGACGAGGTAGATATCAACCGTCACCGTGCTGCTACAGCACCTAATCTTATTCATTCTTTAGATGCTTCACTCTTACATCTCAGTATAGATAGATTCGATAAGCCAATCGCACTCATTCATGACAGCGTTCTCACACAATCGGTTGACATGGACGAGTTATCGGCTATAATAAGAGAGACATACATGCATCTCTTTGCAGAGCATGACTATCTCAACGACTTTGCCTCACAGATAGGGGCAGAGACAGAACCACCGATCATAGGCGATCTTAAGCCTGAGTCGGTTATTAATTCAACTTACTTTTTTTGTTAAAATGCCAAAGAACGTACACGTTACGGACGAAGTTACACTTGAGGGATTTCAAGCTATCCTAGAACCTGGAAAGTTTGGTTATTCACTCTCGGCTGTGGTCGGTGCAGATGTAGCCGATAAGCTAGAAAATGAGAGGACAGAGGTCTTAAGATGGGCCGAGTCTAAGCTCAAGAATCCGAAGAGAGCTACCCTAAAACCTACACCATGGGAAGAAGTATCGGATGGAAAGTATAAAATTAAATTCTCTTGGGGTGAGGATAAGAGACCTCCTGTGGTAGACACAGAGGGAACACCCGTTACAGATAAGAAAACACCGTTATATGCAGGATCTACTGTTAAACTTGGCTTCTTCCAAAAGCCTTACATACTCAGGGATGGGGTTACTTATGGCAGTTCTCTTAAGCTCGTTGGCGTACAGGTTGTCTCAGTTAAATCTGATGGAGCTGGTGTCGATACTGGAGAGTTGGGTGAGGACGAAGTAGCTAATCTATTCGGTAAAACATCTGGATTTAAAGCTAGTGAACCACCTGTAGAAAATGTCGAAGAAGAAGAAGACTTCTAAAGAAGAATCCTTAGAGTGGGCACAGAAAGCCTACGACCAACTAAAGGAAAATAAAAAAATTAAATTTAGATCTAAGCTAGAAGAAAGCGTTGCTAAACTTCTAGTAGAACTCGGAGTTAGTTTTGAATACGAATCTTGTAAAGTTCCTTATACTATACAGCACAATTATCATCCCGATTTTGTATTGCCAAACCACGTATACCTTGAAACAAAGGGATACTGGGATGCAGCAGATAGACGTAAGATAGCAGCTGTAAAGAAAGATAACCCAGACATTGATTTGAGGATGGTATTTCAATCACCCTATAATAAAATATCAAAACACTCAAAAACAACGTATGCTAAGTGGTGTGATAAACATGACATCCCTTGGTGTGCCTACCACTCATTACCAATAGATTGGTTAATCTAATGGACGCAGAATTTGTAAGACATGAGCCTTGCAATAATTGTGGCTCGTCAGATGCAAACTCTTTGTATACTGACGGTCACTATTTCTGTTTCTCATGCCAAACTTACACACCCGCAGAGGGTATAAATCTTTCACAATCACCACGGACGATGACAAATGCAACCTTTAAAGGAGAACCAGAGAGACTACACAAAAGAGGAATCTCTGAGGCTACTTGCAAAAAGTATAGAATTAACAGAGACGGAAACACGTTACGCTTCCCATATTTTACAAGCGATGGAGTTCTTGCTGGATTCAAGATAAAAAATAAACAGAAGGTATTTACTTATGAAGGACAAACCACTGATACTTTATTTGGGCAGCATTTATTTCCTACAACTGGTAAGCGTGTTGTTGTTACTGAAGGCGAGTTAGATGCTGCAAGCTGCTATGAAGCTATGCCTAACTGGCCTATGCTATCCCTACCACATGGTGCAGCGTCAGCTAAGAAGGACTTACAAAAACAATTACCCTTATTCCAGGGGTATGAGGAAATTGTATTATTCTTCGATGGTGACGAACCAGGTCGTAAGGCTGCCGAGGATGCAGCGGGAGTATTGCCAGCAGGTAAGGTCAAAATCGCCCGTCTGGACTCTTACAAAGATCCGTCGGATGCGTTGCAAGCAAAAGACCCTGAATCGATAAGGAGAGCCATATGGGACGCTAAACCATATAGACCAGATGGTATAGTTGACGGAAAAAATTTATTACAACTGGTCACTACACCACAGAAGCCATTTGACCATGAGTATCCATTCGAAGGACTTAATAAGAAACTACACGGGATCAGGTATGGAGAACTTACAACATTTACTAGTGGTACTGGGTCAGGAAAGACCAGCATCATGCGATACCTTGCAACTGACCTACTCAACAAGGGGGAATCAGTTGGGATCTTGGAACTTGAAGCAAGTAATAGAAGAACAGCTCTTGGATTGATGTCCACAGCAGTTGGTAAAAATTTAACATTAGGAGAACATGACCAATCAGAACTCGAAGAGTATTTTCGTAATTCCATTGCTAATTGGAACCTTTACCTTTTTGACGGCTTTGGTTCTTTTGACCCGCAGCTTATTTACAATAGGATCGAGTACCTTGCCAGTGGATTGGAGTGTCGTGTTGTATTCCTAGATCACCTTAGTATATTACTGAGTGGTCTTGATGGAGACGAACGACGAATGATAGATACTACAATGACTAAGTTAAGGTCATTAGTAGAACGTACAGGTATAACATTATTTCTAGTTTCACACCTACGGAGAAGTACAAATGACCGTCATAATCACGAAGAGGGAGGGCGGATCAATCTCTCCCAGCTTAGAGGATCTCACAGCATCGCTCAAATTAGCGACAACCTCATTGGACTGGAACGAAATCAGCAGTCCGAAGATGGAAGAAGTCCTACAACGCTTAGAATCCTTAAGAACCGTTATTCTGGTGAAACAGGCACGGCGGGGGAACTAACGTACGATATAAACACTTGCAGATTTACAGAAAATGAAATTGAAGCAACACCAGTTTTCAATCCAGCCACGGATTTTTGAAGGCAGTACCTATAGCCATCCATGGTACCAACATATCGCCAAGGAGAATGGATGTGCAAGAAAGAGTGACAAAGCAATACCAGTATTAATTAGACCTAACCCACCTAGTAAAGAGGCAGTAGAACGTGCCAAATTTGTTGACAAAACCTATGAGTGGAGAGGTAGGCCAAGTAATATTCGATCTGGAAACTAATGGCTTATCATTCACCTCGGAAGATCCCAGAATACATTGTATTGCCTTACACTGGGTCAAAGATTCCCGCACGGAAGCATTTAATGATGAAAGATATGCAACGGAAGCCAAGGAACTTCCTATGGGCGGTAACTACTCTATTACAACTGCGTTATCGTATTTGGAGGTCGCTGATGTTATTGTTGGGCATAACATTATTGGGTTTGACTTACCTTTTATACATAAGCTATACCCTTGGTTTAATCCTCATGGTACCATTATTGATACTCTTTTGCTATCTCGCTTATATCATCCGAATTTACTCGACATAGATAAGAGAAATGCATGGGAAAATATGCCCACTAAATTATATGGATCACATAGTCTTAAAGCTTATGGCTACAGATTAGGTGTCTACAAAGGAGACTTCGGAGAGACATCAGACTGGAAAGAATGGTCACAAGAAATGCAAGACTACTGTGTACAAGACGTTAAAGTTACAGAAAAGTTATGCGACCACTTCCACCCTTACCTGACTGGCTCAAATTAGAGCATCAGGTAGCACACATACTTACTGAACAGGAGAATCATGGATGGTATTTTGCTCC